CATCCCCCAGGCAATGATCTTCTCTACTTCTGCGGTGGCAAAGCCGAAGGCATCGCCGGGTACCCCATCCTAACCAAATCCAAATACGTCCGAAAGGAGTTCCAACATGAGCTTGATCGGCTGGGTGACGAAGTGCTTGCTTGTGACCCTAACCTCATTGTCTGCTTGGGTAATTCTGCTTTGTGGGCTATGGCTGGCCGGACTGGTATCACTAAGCTTCGTGGAACGACTTGCGTCAGCACTCACACTGTTAGCGGCTATAAGCTTCTACTTACTTATCACCCATCCGCCGTCACAAGGCAGTGGGAACTCAGACCAACAACCGTAGCTGATCTAAGCAAAATTCTGAAAGAAAAGGACACCGACGATGTCAAACGGCCAAAATGCACAATCTGGATCGACCCGTCCCTGGCCGAAATACGCATCTTCATCCGCCGGTACATCCGTGGCTGCAAGATACTTTCGGTCGATATTGAAACAAGCGGCAACCAGATTACGAGAATTGGATTCGCACCCCGACCGGATCTTGCTCTCGTGGTTCCGTTCCATGACTCCCGAGCAAAGAGCGGTAGCTATTGGCCGACTGCAAAAGCTGAACGATCATGTTGGGAGCTTATACGTCAGGTGCTTGAGGATCAATCAATCCTTAAGCTATTCCAAAATGGATTATACGACATCCCGTTTATCCTCAGAACTACTGGCATTGCAACCCGGGGCGCTACTCACGACACCATGCTCCTCCATCACGCCCTTCAACCAGAAAGCCTTAAGGGACTAGCGTATCTGGGATCAATCTACACCGACCACCACGCCTGGAAGACAGAATACCGTAACAGTAAGACTATCAAGAGGAATGCATAAGATGGAACTAGACCCATTATTGGAATTGATCGTTTGTGCACTTAAGAATACTGAACTGGATTGTAATAGGTGGGATGATTCAGTTCAGCGTGAGTTAGCAACTGACATAGCAGAGAGGTTAGAGGCTAAATTTAATATCACCATCAAGGATGAGTGATGAGGATAGTTAACACTCATGAATGTGAACCAGAGGATCTCCACAACCATGATGAAAGAGAGAGCACATACTGCGGACTTGATTGTTGTGTCACTTCTGAAATCTTGGAAGTGCTCCTCCCTCAGTTGGACGATCATACCAGAAGAACGTATAGCTTCTCTCGGGCCTTGCAGGGCCCTGTACTCGAAATGCAACTGCGGGGTATATTGGTTGATCAGGCCCGAAGACAAGAGGCCATCGACCTCTATACCGACAAGATCGACCAGCTTGAACAACAACTAGAGCAGATCGTTCTCGACGGAGTCGGGATGCCTACCTTTTCTTGGCGCTCTAACCCCGACCTGCAAAAGCTCTTCTTCGGCTATCTCGGGATCCCTGTGATCCGCAAGCAAGGCCGCCCCACCACTGATCACAAGGCCTTGGAGAAGATGCAGATCTTCCTCGTGGCCCGACCGATCGTTAACCATCTCCTCACCATGAGAGAGCTTCAAAAGAAGATAGATTTCCTCAGAACCGGAGTTGACCCCGATGGACGAATTCGAACCAGCTACAATATCTCAGGAACAAATACTGGTCGCTTTAGCTCTAGCTACTCGGAATTTGGCACAGGCGGAAATCTACAGAACGTGGAGGAAAGCCTTAGAGGCGTTTTCATCAGTGATTGGGGATGGAAGTTTGCCAAGTTCGACGCCAAGGCAGGAGAGTCTTACGTAGTAGGTGCCATCGAGGGAAACCTCTTCAACGATTGGAGATATTTAGATGCTGTCGAATCTGGCGATGTGCATACAGCGGTTGCTCGAATCTGTTGGCCCAATCTTGGATGGACCGGTGATCTCAAGCGAGATAAAGCTATCGCTGAACGACCATTCTATCGTCACTATTCATATCGATTCATGTGCAAAAAGCTTGGACATGGAAGCAACTACGGAGGCCAGCCCGAAACCCTCGCCATGCAAACCAACCTCCCAGAGCCAGTCGTCATTGGATTTCAGCCAAAATACTTTCACGCCTTTCCTGCTCATCTACGTTGGCACGGATGGACTGCAAGTACCCTCCAGCAGCTTGGATATCTTATTACAATTACTGGCCGAAAGCGATGGTTTTTTGGAAGGCGAAATGATCCTGCAACCCTCAGGGAAGCCATTGCATACAATCCTCAGGGCTCGCTAGCTGACATTGTGAACAGAGCCATGCTCCGCATCTGGCGCAAGCGCCCTTGTTTCATAATGATGCAAGATCATGACGCCCTTACTTTCATGTATAAGGAACAAGATGAAGATAAAATCGTTCCAAAGCTTCAAGAAATGCTCGTGGAGGAACTCCCGCTTCAGCATGGCCGTTCGTTAAGCATCCCTTATGATTGCAAAACCGGGTGGAACAAAGGTAACTGGAATGCTGAAGCGAACCCTGACGGCCTCAAAGACTACGAAGGCCATGACGAACGGCGACGCCAGCCGAAAGTGTCGGTCATGGATCGATTGCTTCATAGAAAGTACTGAGGCTTTGGGAAGCCCCTGCATTTTCCGGAAGTGGTCGGCGATTTCTATGCTGGCCGCGGCGGTGGAGCAGCGGGTTTATGTTATATCTGGAGGGGATAAGCTTCACGCCAATATCTACTGTGCCTTGATAGGGCATCCAGGCACCGGCAAAACGCGAAGCATTTACCGCGCCCGCGACTACTACATGACAATGGAAGGGGCACCTATAGCCCCAACCTCAATGACAGATGCTTCAATGATTGATGCGCTAACGCATTATAAACGAACCGCGATGTTGCCGGAACCGGACGGGCCTATTGAATATAACTCAATGTACATCACAGCGGATGAACTCTCGGCGTTTATGAAAGCCTATGATGAAGGTGCTATTGGGACAATGTCTGCGTTTTATGATCCTAAGGCCTACGGGCAATGGCGGCGGGGGAATGATCTTAAGATTAAGATAAAGCGGCCACAACTAAATCTCATCGTGGGCACAACCCCCTCGAACCTTCTCCACTACATGCCTGAGACAGCATGGGAGCAGGGGTTTACGTCGAGGATAATAATGGTTTTCTCAGATGAAAGGACGATTGGAGATGACTTCGCACCTGACGTTGATACGAATCTTAACGATAATCTTATTCATGATCTACATAGTATTGCAGGTCTTGTCGGTAAGTTTACGGTTACCGAAGACTACCGAAGCTGCGTCAATCAATGGCGGAAGCTCGGAGAGCCCCCAGTTGTGTCACACCCCAAACTTATCCATTATGGGACCCGACGGCGTGTCCACCTTTATAAGCTCAGCATGGTGTCAGCCATTGAACGATCTGACTTGCTTGTGCTCACTCGTGACGACTTCAACCGAGCGATGAATTGGATGACAGAGGCGGAAGCGGCCATGCCGGATATCTTCAAGGCTGGAGCTGGCAACGCCGATGCGAAAGCAATGGATGAGATCTTCCATCATGTCCTGACGATGCAGATACGGGGCCCTGTGATAGAAAGGAAGATTATCAACTTCGCCAAGGACAGGGTGCCGCTACACTCTATAGAGAGAGTGGTCCAGATCATGATCATGGGGGGAAGGCTTAAGGTGGTGAAACAGGACTTCCGCACTGGGCAGAGGTTCTTCAAGGCGGAAGTCCCGGATGTGGATGAGGATGGGAGTCTTATTTAGCGTTGCTTATGCTCAATCCACCCATCCCCACGGCGCAGATCACTTAGTTCATGTTGTAGATTAATTACAAGACTAGTCAGATTATCAATACGAATATCCTGCACCGCAATCTGAGTGATAATCTGTGCGAGCTTCTTTAGCTCTTCTTCCATCGATTCCAACTCTTCCTTGAGATCTTTCGTACTCCAATCATTGCGAAGAACCATTGCATAGCCTCCTGAGAGGAAGAGGACTGTCTGCATGCCAATACCTGCTATTATTTCCCACGCCATGAGACAGCCCTCTTTGAGTTTAATACTTGAACGACACGCCTACGCGGCCGCCATTGCCCATCTTCCCACAGGAACCGCCAGCGCAGAAGCTTTGGGAATTGAGTTGCCATCCAGCCCAGGTGTCGACGACGACTCCATCGCTAAAGCGAGACAAGAGTCCCACGCCGAGCAGCGGGGCGACCAGCCACACCTTGTTATGTTGGTCCAGGCCGACTTGGACTGAGATGTCTTGCTCTACGAGACCCGCGAAGAAGTAGCCGTTGGCAGGACCTGCGGTTACCCCATTCGGCAATGCCGGCAGTGAGGGTAAGGCCAGTTGGTTCCCGAAGGGGTTGAACCAATTGTTCACTGGAGAGCCAGCGCCAACACGTTGGATAAAGACAAGTGGGCCGGAGAGGGCCAAGCCATTCACCGCCCCATTGATATTGTCGAAGCCAACCGAGCCTTCAACGAACCAGAACCCGGCTTGTCCGAAGGGACAGGTATAGCCGATCAAGGCATCGAGTTCGCCTTGGACGATCCGATCTCCGACCACGCCTCCATTCACGGCTACGGCTGAACCGCCTGTGCCAACACCGTAGTAGAGCCCGCACCGAGTGGTGGGGTAGGCTCCTAAGAGAGGGGCCTTGGTTGGGAGATCGGCAGCAAGAGTAGCACTCCCCAGTGCTACAGATAGAGATAATGTAAGAAGACCTTTACGCATCATACTTCTCCTTTGGTTAGCCCGACTTAGCAGTCGCAGCTACCTGGGCCTGAGCAGCTGGTATTGGTGCAATCTTATCTTCATTTGGATCCATAGCGATCTTGGCAAGGACTGGATTGGCCTGGGCATTAACGTCGATCTTCTCAATCCCAGGCATTGCTTTGACGTTTTGGATTTGGGTTCCCTGTCCAGAGAACATGGTGACAATGCCACCAAGGACGGAGTTACCCAGGCTACACACCGAGACAATGATATGAGCCCAATGAGCACCCATTAGATCGGTCAGTTGTGCAGTGCTACCGATCAAGGCACCGTTGATAACAAGGGTAACCCCGAGCCATTGCAGCGTCGTTAGACTTTTGATGGAGTTCATTTTGTTCCTTTCAACATCACGAGTGCGGTGCCGTAGACTTCCTTGTTACGGTTCAACCAGCCCTTGATGAACTTAGGCTGGTGCAGGCCTCGGTAGAACTGTTCCTTTGCCTGGGTGTAACGAGAAAGGAGGGATCGGGGATCTGCGAGACGGATAGCCTGTCGGGTGAGAGGACCTACACGACCATCGGCGGTTACCCCAAGGGCTCGTTGGCCCAACAGGATTGCTTCATGTGGTCCTGAGTTCACGCACATGTCGAAGAACATGTAGTCGGTGCCAAGTGGGATCAGGTCACACCACGGGTTCCAATACTCCATGTGGTAGATGGCCTCGATGTCCTCCTGTGGCGCCTGCCATACATCCAGATGTCCCAAATGCTGCTCCACCCGCCAAGCGTCGTACTCTCGTTGAGTCACCCCCCGGGACGTACGGCCGCCGTGGTCTTGCGGATCGTCATCGTTACCGCCTTCGCTATGAAGAAGGGCCTCTAGCGAAGCTTTGAAGTTCTCTATCATTTCTCTACCCTCAGTTTGGTGGTGCCTCGGGTGACACCACGGAAGACTTCTGAAGCCGAGCGAGGATGGGTTTGTTTGTTCACAAGGTCGATGCCGAAGCGAGCTGCGTTGCCAACGACCTTCGGGGAGACGCCTTTAGTTTCACCCAGCAGCGTTAGGATATCCCCGACGGTCTTACCCGCATGTTGTTTGCTAAAGGCTTCTTTGCCCTTCAGTAGGTCCTTAACGGCAGTTGCGGTGTCATGTCCTGCGGAGGATAACAGCCCAACTCCGGGCTCGTGACCAGCAGTAAGACCATGAACTAAATCCCTGAGATAAAGCACAGAACTAGACATCCCTAGAGTGAGGCCACTAGCTAATCGCTGAAGCGCTGTTCGGCGATCTTCTGTACCAAGCCCTACCACGGCCTCTTCCACAATGATCGGCCACACGGCGAAGGTCATCAGGTCTCCGAGAAGCTTCGGCGCTCGCTTGAAGGCCTCGTTGAGTTCCTTCTCTTTCCTAAGCTGATGAATATCATTCAGCTGATGCCCGATCTCGATCATGCGTTGCATTCGGGTGCCCATGAAGCCGTAGACTGAGGTGAGCCAACCATGAGCCGGGCCACCTCCAGCGACTAATTCCGGTATATCAGCGCGCCCAGTTGTGCCATGGGCGCGAGTGACTGCGTCATCGGCAAGGTTCACGGATTCACCAAAGCTCAGGCCTTCTCTTTGACGTTTGTTGAACTCCGCTATCCATGTGGGCTTAGCTGAGAGCATATCTGATTGAGCCACAAGCCAAGAGCCCTTCTGGATGATCTTCTCCCGGAGGGTGCTTTCACCTTTCAGTTCTTTGGTCTCCCCGGCGATTGTGTCTTGCCAATGGCGCTCACGACGCTGGAGGGCTTCGCTATGTTTCATTGCAAACTCGGACATTGAAAGGCCAAGCTCAGGGCTTTGGGCGTAGAGGCCTTTGACGGCTTCGGCGTAGTTGTCTGCCCCTACCAAT